ATCAAGAGGAGAAGAGCTAATGACTAAGAAGCGCACACAAGCACAGACACCGGCACCTAAGAAGGACCGAGTGAAGGGAAGCAAGGCGAATCCGAAAGGAAGCGCAAGCGGCGCAAGAGGTGGAATCAAGATTGGCGAACAAGCGGTCAAAGCTCTTGAGAACATGAGAGATAAGCATAATGACCGATACAAAGCGAAGTCTAAGAAGGTTGACCTTGGCACGCTGAAAGCCGTCTTTAGAAGAGGAGCCGGCGCTTTCTCTGTCTCCCATCGCCCAGGAATGACAAGAAATCAGTGGGCACTTGCAAGGGTCAAGACCTTCCTCAAATTGGTCGGCACAGGTCAACGCAAGAAAGCCTACACAACTGACCTTGACCTATTGCCTAAAGGTCACCCACAGAGGACAGAGAAGAAATCGGAAGTCTTAGCGGTTCCTGATAAATATTCTCACATTGACTTCAAGCCTCCTCAAGGCGTGAGAGACGCGGCCAAGAGAGCACTTGAAGTGAGAGCAGATAAGCCGGAATCACAAAGAGGCATGACGGCGGTTGGTATCGCTCGCGCTCGCGACCTCATGAACGGTGAGACCTTATCACCGGAGACAGTCCGAAGGATGCTCGCCTTCTTCACTCGACATGAGGTCGATAAAGAAGGTTCCACGTGGAACACTCAAGGGAAAGGTTGGCAAGCGTGGCACGGTTGGGGAGGTGACCCCGGCTTTGCTTGGTCAAGAAAGACAGTCAAACAGATGAATGCAGCAGATGAGAAGGCGCAAGCGCTGAGAGCTTATGGTGAGGCGGTTATGCTTTCCGAAGCCTCACCAACCTATGACATACCCGACGGCCTCACCATTGGTAAACCGTTTAAGACTCTAGCCCTTGGTCAAGTGTCTTCACGGATGAACGGCGAAGCCATAGGCAAGGAGATCAATCATGAGCTTCTCACTGAGATGATCCGAGTTTATAGAGAGCGGCGTGAGTCTGATCCTGTAATCATTGATTGGCAACACGCGACCTCACCGTTTCAAGGCGGTCATCCCGCACCACCAGAGAGCGGTTCAGCGCTCGGCTTGATCGTAGACCTTGAGCTTAGAGAAGACGGCCTCTATGCAACACCGGCTTATAATGAGCGCGGCCTTGATGTAGTCAAGAATGCCGGTGGTATCTTGTGGAGCTCTCCAGAGTTCCTCAATGGTGAGGTCTACTCAAGAGACGGCGGCTCCAAAGTGGGAGACGCACAACTATTAGCAATCACCCTCACACCTCGCCCAGCTCAATCTAATGACAAGATTGGGCGAGTAACTCTAAACGAAAGGACATCATTGATGGATAACATCAACGAGTTGTCTGTTGAAGAGCTTCGCCGCATGCTTGTCGCTAAAGACGAGATGGTCAAAGAGCTTGAGCAGAAAATGAAGGACATGATGGAAGAGTCTGAAAACTCCATGATGGAGAAGAAGGACGACGACAAAGAAGAGAAGATGGCAGAAGAGAAGGACGATGAGAAAGAGCAGAAGCTCGCTCACACTCCTGACCATGAAGAGAAGAAGGAAGAGAAGAAGACTTATAAGATGTCTGAAGCTCTCACCGAGTCAACTCTCCTCTCTGAGGTTCAATCTCTTCGTGAGAATAACGCTAAACTCTCTGAGCGTCTTGAGGTTATCGAGTCAGAGAAGCGCGCTGTCGAGCGTCGTGAAGCGGTCAACACTCTTCTAAATGAGGGCAAGATTCAGCCTTCAGAAGTTGAAGTTGCTGCAAAGGCTTGGGAACTCCGAGAGCTTCAAGGTGAGTTTTGGCAGATGTTCAGCGAGCGACCATTGAACAGCGCTGTTCCACTTGTAGAGGTCGGACACGGCGCAAGCGGCCAAGAGATCAACAAAGCAAGCCTTGACCAAGAGGTCAGGAGTCTAGCGGCTGAGAAGCAAGTGAGCTACTCAGAAGCGCTCAATCTATTCCGCGAGTCAAACCGCGATTATTACAACAAAGTTTTTGGAGGCTAAACCATGGCTAACACAGACAACATTATTTCATTTATCGCGGCTGAAGCTATCACTGAGTACGCACTTGTGAGCGTTGATACTGCCGGTAAAATCGCAATCACAACCGCAGCGAATGACACCCGTTGTGTCGGTGTCGCTCAGAGAGCTTGTTCAACTGGTGACTCTGTAGAAGTCAAGGTTAGCGGCCTTACTCGCGTGATCGCCGGCGATACTATTGCTAACAGTGTCTCTCTTGTTATGGCTACCACGGCGGGCAAGGTCATCACCCACGCGACTCAAGGCAACTACTCAATTGGTCAGATCATTCCCAACATTAACCAAGCCTCTTCAGCGGCTAATGATCAGATCTTCATCAACTTCACCGGCCCTCAGAATCTCGTACCTTAAGGAGTGAACCATGGCTAGTTCATATAGTAATCTGCATCCAGTAGATCAGATCCTCACAGGACTCGTACAAGAAGCGGTCCCTAGTGATAATCAACTCATCGCTGATAAAGTCTTTGAGACCATCACGATTCCCGAGCGAAGCGGAACTCTCCTAGTAGAAGAGACTCGCAACTTTATGGGCGCAGGTGCAGGTCTTGACCTTCAGCGCGCTCCAGGTTCAAGCCGCGCTTCTATCGGTGGCTTCGATCGCACAAGCCAAACATTCAAGGCTTTGATCTATGGCGCTCAAGACTCTATCGCGATGGAAGACATCCTTGATTCTCAGTATCCAGGCAGCGAAGAGCAGCGTTTAGCGCGTAAAGTTGCGCGTGTTGTTAAGCTCGCTCGTGAGAAGCGCGCAGCCGATCTTCTCTTTGGTACTGCGAACTTTAATGACAACAACTCTACTGCTGAGTTCGGTAGCAAGTTTAACGCGGCCGGCGCTACTCCTCTTGAGTTCTTACACACTCTAAAAGACACAGTCTTTGAGGCGGCTCACGGAATCAACCCCGACTCTCTCATTCTTGGCCGCTCGCTCTTCCGAGAGCTAGCGCGTAACCCAGAGGTGAGAGGCGTGATCAGTGTTGGCACTCCAGGCTTCGGAGTTGCGAGCGGTGACCGTGTTCTCAATGATGAGGTTGTCATTGGTGTACTTCGTGATGTCCTCGGTATTCCTAACATTTTCGTTGGTCAAGCTCGACAAGACACAGCGGTTCCCGGTGCGACTTCTTCAGAGTCTTACATCTGGACTGCTGATAGTCTCTTCATGGGTATCCTTAAGGGGTCAGACGCGATTGTTCAGAAGAGCGGTAACGTTAAGGGCATGCCTGTCGCAGCGCTTAATCTCAGCTATAGCAACATGGTTGCCGGTCAATATGACTCACTCGATAAGACTCGCCGTTATGTCTACGGTGAAGAGGTCGGCACATTCCACGCGGTGGACTCGACTCTCGGTCGCATCATTACAGATTGTCTTTAAGGGATGACTTGTCAATGTGGCGCATCACCTCAGCTTCTTTCTGAAGTTGACGCTGATGAGGAAGCGATCGCAGACCTAACCCGACAGGCGAAGAGTCAGTCGGGGCCAATCGCCACATTGACAAAAGCAAGACGCGATCAACTCAAAGCTGAAGTTTCAGCGGAGAGAGCTTTTGCTAGGTCATTGACTAAAGCGAGAGCGCAACTATTAGAGACAGTAGGAGCGGCCATTGAAGCGGCCTCACCTCTGACTCTTCTTAATCTAGATGATGAGCAGCTTCTAGAGTTCATCCTTCAAGGAGGGCTTGGGCTCGCAGTTGACGACTTCATCGAACAGCAAGAGGCAATCAAAGCAGCAGCGGAGAAAGCAATGCAGGCGGTTCAGCCCGACTTTGGGTTTAACCAAATCACCTCACAGCTTGACAGCATTCAAGCAACAGCGGCTCAAAGCGTCTTTGATGATGTAATCCTCCCTGACTTCAAGCGCTCGATTAATGAGAGCTTGAGAGATCTTCTAGTTGACGTTCCTAACAATATTGTGATGAGCAATCTTGAACAGAGGCTGAAGCGGTCAGAGGGTAGACAGCTCACCGAGGTCAAGACGCGAATTTCCCAATATGGGAGAGGGATCACAGCGGCCGCAGCTGAAGCGGCTGACATGAGCTTTTATTTATACACCGGACCCAAAGACGGAATCACGCGGCCTTTCTGCCGTCAGCTTGTGGACTTGGTTGTGAGCAAGTCGCAGCTCAAGCGGTTAAACAATAACCAAGGTTTAAGCGTGTCAACCGGTGGAGGTGGCTACAACTGCCGGCATAGTTGGTCTCCTGTGACTAAAGGCTTTATCGAAGCGGCCGGCCTGACAAGGGCTAAGTCTTCCGACATATCCAAGGCCAACTCAGCAGCAAAGAGGAAATGATGAGAAAAGCAATTACAGGGCAAGCATACTTGTTTGAGTGGAACTCACCTAGTCCATTAAGTGGAGCTCCAACTCTCAGCCTCACCGGGGGAGCGCTCGCATATAGTGAAGCGATGACACAGAGCAGAGCCAATGTTACAGTCTCAGCCATCGCAGCAGACCGGAGAACATTGACTCTTACAGGGAGCGCTGACTCTCTCCACCGAGATCAAGCCAAGGGTTATCTTGTCACAGATGGCGATACTTGGTTTAGTGTGACGATTAGCAGAGTAGTAGGAACTTCAGCGATCTTGGCCGAACCTCTGCCGCGTGAGATCGACCTAAGCACCAACGCGACTCTTGTTTTCTCCATGTACTATGCAACGGTGACGACCGCAGCGGTCACAGATGTCAGTGGGTATTATTCCTACTCAGTAGCATATTCAGCAGACCAAGGTTCACAGAATCATAGCAGGGTTGAGCGCGGTACTCTCAAAGTCACACCTAAGCCCTTTGACACTGGGCTTGACCATGATGAGTTTGTGGCTACTTTTGCAAACCTTGCTGACATGATCCCCAGAAGACAAAGCGACTTCGCAGCACAAATCAAAGCTAGCCTTGATGAGATCGCGCTCATGATTAGGAATCACTTAAGCGCGGATGATCTCACAGAGGATGAAGTGTTTAACGCTGAGAGCTTCAAGCTAGCTCATGCTTATTGTGCAGCGGCTAGAGTTTATGAGTTAGCGCTTCAGCTTGATGTTGCGACTGCTATGAGAGCTAGATGTGAGGAGTTGCTTGACTCTGCTCTAAGCTCAGTGACTCTTGATATTGATGGTGATGGGATTATTGATAGCAATGAAGAGAACCTTTCTAAAGTCGGTGGCAGTGCTCGCGACTTCCGCGCATCATGGCGATTCTATAACAAGAACGAATATGACAAGCGCTTCACGCCTAAGCGAGGAATGAGACACTAATGAGCGCTAAGGTGAATCTTAATCTACCGGCGAGTCTTTGGACTGCTAGAGACTCGCAACAGCTAGCTTTTAATACTGTAGCTATGATTAAGATTAGAACCGGGAAAGGGCTTGACGCTGATGAGAAACCGTTTAAAGGCTACTCTACTAATCCCCTTTCAGTGTCAAAGAAAGGTGCACGTCTTACACCCAAGGGCGGCCGGCCATCAAGCACAGGGAAAACAGTCTACTATGAAAACGGATATAAGCAATACAAGAACGAAAGTAGGCGAAGAGGCGGATCAGGTGACAGCGCAGAAGTTGACCTAGTTTTAAGCGGAAATATGTTAAATAATTTTGTGGTGCAAGAGGCCACAGATGAAGGTTTTGTTTTAGGTCTCACTAAGCATGCTCAATATGGCTACTATGTAAACGAAGATAGGGAGTTTATAGGAGTGAGTGACCGTGAGGTTGACATACTCGCTAGAGCTGTTGAGATCGATATAAGGAGGAAGCTCAAATGAGCCAAGGTATTTTCTCAGCGCTGACCTATCTAGAAAACTTAGTTCAAGGAATCACGCCTAAAACAGATCTCCATCATGGCTTTGTAGCAATCAATAGAGGCGGTGGGCTTACGGTCTCCCTTGAAGATAGACCCAACTCAACCCGATACTTTGAGCTAGCTCTTGACGGTCTCGCTCAAGACGATGGGGCAGCCGGTCTCAGTGGTCGCAAGCGCTGCCGTGTTAACTGTCGAGTGAGGTATGATGTGCCACATGACCCCGGCTTCATGACTCGGCAAATCAACGAAGACGCGGCCGACCTCATCAACACTCTTAAAGGTCCGCAATACTCGCTAGCTACAACTGGAATACTGAGCTTGATCCCTTATGAGGCTAGGCTAGAATCTATTAATGATGCACAAGGTGACCGCTTCGCTTATATCCTTGTCCTTCCCTTTGATCTTCTTTATCTGGAGGCTTAATTATGGCAGTGACTCACCGCTCCCTATCAATCGCCGTCGAGACCACCTTTGGCTCTCTCAACACTTCAACCGGTATTCCTACAAACTCCGGTTTAAATTATATCTCTATTCCTTGTGAAAGAGATCCTATTATCATCGCCGGTGAGCCGGTGGCAAGTGAGAGAAATGACGCTCGCGATGGTTCCTACTTTGTGCCACCTGAGCCTGACACCATGTATGTCGGCGGTTCAAGAGTGCGACGTCGTACCGGTCAGATTGTTTGTCGTGTTGACCTCACCACGATAGGCACAGCCGGCGCAAGCTATGCCAACAACTATCTAGGCTTACTGCTTGGTGCAGGCTTCAAGACCAAGATTCCAAGCGTCCTCACCGACAGTGTCACA